CCCCAACTCGTTGATAGACTGATACAGTGGCCCCAAACTCCCGTGATGCACCCCTTCTACCATCATTACCACGGGAATAACCAAATGGTCCTTTCCCTGATGTTTCTTACGCTTAACCGTATAACCACATTGCTGAGTATTAAAGATAGCATAGGTTTCTTCATGTCCTGTAACTCCATTTGCTATCCGAATAGCCTCAGGGGCACACGATTCATCTGTACCCCCTTTCTTTATGCAAGCTGCTAGGGCTGCATTAGCGGTAGCTACCCAACGGGCTTTCCCTTCGTCGGATAATCCTTTTTTGTGTTTATCTACATCTTCAATTTTCCAAGGCATTTTATTTTCCTCCTTTCTAACTTTCTACGATATAAGGTAACGCAATACAGCGACAATTTGGATGTTTAGGAATCATAGGTTCTATTTCATCCAAAGTAAATATCCTTCCTTCCATACTAGCACAATCCGGGCATACCCGATTATCTCCCGCAGTAGCCCACTCCCCTTTAACTGTTATCCCCAAAACTCCCCAATTCCGGTACTCCTGTATAGTAGCTAAATGAAATGCTCTTATTATTTCCGTACGAGCGATCATTTCTGCTCTACGCTTTGCAGGGATAAACCGCCCCAAACTATCCGTCAATCCTAATTCCCCCATACCTGTTCCGTCTATTGCTGCAACGAGTTTACGAGCAATCAAACGAGGTCCATCCCCGTCTATCATAGCCTGAGCCAATATTTGAGCAATCTTATTAGCCATTTCGTCCGTAACCCCAGTCAGTTCACTATAAACACGTGTATAAAGCAATCCTACACGATCCATATGAAAAGGAGTACCGAATACCGCCTCCATCCCTCCCGAAGCCTCTATGGAGGGTATGCTCATGCCTGCAGCTAACATTTCGTACCTAGCCCGTAATATTCCCCTCTTATATGAATCTGCTATGTACATATCCGTCCAAGCCTTCTCGATAGCCTCTCCAAACTGCTGATATTGGGCTACAGATATTATTCCTTTCTCTACCTGTTGACGTAACCAACGCATAAATTCCTCTACCCGTCGGGCACTACGGGTAAAAGCAAATTCTCCCTGCCATGGAGGCGTCATTTCCATAACAGTAACCTCATGAGTTAACCCAAAACAATCCTTATCTATTACGGCTATTTTAATAATCCGAATAAGATTATCAAACCGCTTATCCATAGCATTAGCGAATGCGTTTCGCAACGTAGTCGTACGAGTTGGATCGTAATTGGCGTAAACGCCTACCGTATGTTCTTTACACAGATGCACGTGGTAATGCTCTTTTCTTTTTAGGTTCTCCTTGTTCTGATTTGGATCTTCTATCCGTTCCGCTAGGATTTACCGGAGCGGGAGGATTTAACATATCATTTACTTTTTTCATCTTCGCTATCTCCTCTTCCATTTCTGCATCCCGTATCTTATCCACGAGTTCTACCTGTTCGGTAGTAAGACCCATACATAATTCCATGAAAGCAGAGGGAGTCATGATCTCGGCAGCCATCGGATTAGACATATACTCCCGTAAAGCATTAGCCCTAGCCTTACCTATTTCTACTCTAGCACTCTCACTCTGAGCAAATAGGTCAGCCCACTTAACATTATAATCATCCTCTGGTTTGGGAAGTATTCCTAATTCGATAAGACGATCCACTGTCGGGCGTAATATGCGAGGCTCGGCATGCTCTTCTCTACGAGTTTGTACGTAAGATAACCATTCACTGCGATCTTCCGCACTAGCTAATTGACCACGCTCACTTCCGGTAAGTATTCGTAAAGGAATACCCGTTTCAGCAGAAATCAACTTTAACTGGGTATCTATATGCGGAGCAGGGTCAGCGATCTGTTGAGCCAACGCTTCCATATCTACTCCTTCATTAATCAAATAACGACGGAGGTTATGTTCCATTTCGTCCAATTGATTGATAAGATCGTCCTTGGTAGCTTTGGTCATGGTGTATTCTGGGTCTACCTTACCGTGATATCCTGGACGGGCACCCCTCCAAAACATTTCGGCATCGCCTCCCGATAGTTTCTCAATATCCATTAAGCGGTTAAATACGGCTTGCATAATAGGAACTCCGTAAACTTCCGATTCCAAAGTCCCATTCGTAATATGAATAACACGGGAGAAGTGAATTTTTACTGACCGATCTATTTTGCTAGCCATATCGGATACCGATACTTCGTAAAGTAACGGAAGCCCATAACGTGGGTTCTTTGAATCATCCACCCAAGATTCAATTTTAGCGGAAGCCTCACTGAGAGGTTTAACGTAAACTAATTGATGAGTATTTCCCGTTACAGGTCTAATCAAATCATCGGGGCTTTTGGCATCGTTTAACCCTAATAGTAATACTCCGTACTGTCCTATACCCGTTAAGCGGTCTACACGAGCCAAACGTGTCTTTAACCCGATCTTACGATCCAATTGACGCCAAGCCTTTTCAAATTCCGTTTCCTCTGGATCGTTCGATTCTATTAATTCCAACGCCCCCTGCCAAGTACCACTCACCGGACGGTCTATAATAGCCTTTGCTATATCCTGACGTTCATACCGAGCGTAATAATCTGCAAACGTTAATGTAGTAGGATAACCCAACGCTTCATATAAATTTCGACTACCATTGTATGATTGCATACCCATCTTACTCGCTAGCATCACCCTATTCACTAACTCACTGAACGTTTGAATTCGTTGCAAAGTAAGTTCTGGTTTGGGTATAGTTGAGGGCATTATTCTTTTCATTTCGTAAAAGTATTAAATTATATTGATATAAATCTCATGTTCATATATCAAAAACCTTTTCAGCCTCTCCACCAAAATGGTCTCCCAATATCGGGAATTAACCAAATGCCCCTTGATTTTATTCTCTCCTACCAAAACACAACCAAGAGTATCTTCAATGCCACAACCGGCATGCATTCTTATGCTAGTAAAATTATGCACGTCCAATATTTCAGGTAGTTCACGTTTAAACTTTGGGCTCCTTGTTACCAACACCCTGTATCTACCAAATGGTATTGCTGTATATCCGTACACCTTTCCTTCCCCTTCATCATCCAAATCCCCATCGTGATTCAAATCCCTTACTACGTCCTCTAGCGTATCGCACAAGTACATGCCGTCCACAGCCAACCTGCCCACCGTATATCTGGTGCCAATGTAAAATCGTTCAAGAAGTAAGTTTATCATTTTACTGTTTCTATCTTAACGTGTTCCTCCAACATCTTTTCTATCTTAGCCAGGTTACCATTCAACAGGGCTACGGTTATAAGAGTGGCAAGACCAACGGCAATAACAATAACCACTATTTTACGAACAATCCTGACCCTCCAACTTGCCAAATGTTCAAGTTTCTTTATCCTCTCATCTTCCGTCTTTTCCTTGCACTCCAACGTATTAACCCTGCCGTCAATGGTACTTATTAGCTGGTCAACACTTGTCTGCCATTTGGCCACTCCTTCTAAAATACCCTCTATATTCCCCAGCCTCTCATTCCATGGAGCAAGCACTTCGGCTAATTGCAGGCCAACGGACTCAGCTACATTTTTGCAGATGCACTCGTTATCCGCCAGGTATATATCATGCATCTTCTTCATAACGATCTCAATGATGCGTTCCTCCATCACCATTTCCTTATCGCTATCCCAGCGTAACAGAAATTGTACGATCGCAGGAGTGAGCGTCTTTTTTAACTCCTCCCGATCTCGTTCATTACGAACGTAACGGTCAACTATCAATGCAACCCTTTCGGCTTCATTCATAATCGGCTCTTTAGGCGCCAGCTTTTTCTTATTACGTGTCATTGCATCTTTCTCATTTTAATTTGAAAATCAACATTATCCGTTTTTTTATTTTCAATTGGGCTCACTACCCATTCTATTCCATTTAAAAGTTCCCTCCAAACATCCTTCTCTTTTATCTGAAGATCAACTAATTTAACATGACTCTCCCTTAAAGCATTTTGACTCTTAATAACCTCATTCACCTTATCCTCAATCCTTGCATTATACTCATCAATAGAATCGGCAAATATCTTTAACTCACTTTTAATAACCATCTTATCTTCAATATCATTTAATTTAGCCTTCACTTGTTCCCAGTTATCTTTCGCCTCATACATATCTACAACTCTGTCGACAACTTTTTTATCATGTAAAGCCATATAACCAGAAATAGTACCAGCAATGGCTACAATAGAAATTATTGCTTTTGGAAGTGCCGCAAGCCTCTCAAACCAATCGGTCAAACTCTTAACTAAAGAAATCTTCTCATCCATCATTAACAAACATCTTCGTGATCGTAAATAGTCTTTGTTACCGTTTCTCCTCTTGCCGTACGCCCGTCTGCAAACTCTACCCACGTCCAGAACTTCCACGTGCCCACTTCGTCAAAGAAATCAGAATTACCGCTACTGTCCGGCTCCACGTCATAAAACATAACACCTGTTGTAGGATCACTAACGGTAGCCGGAACGGAGTCAATCGTACCTCCAGGCTTTTTGTAATAGATCAGCGTGGTCAAAGCCCCTGAAACGTCCAATCCCGCAGTAAGCAGGATTCTCACGTAAGTCTGATATGTAAATACTCTTCCCATGGTTATTTTATTAAACTGTTATCCGCTATCACTGCCGTAATTGTACTGTCCCCCGTAAGCGTTGCTGTAATGGTACTATCGCCTGAGAGTGTTAAAGTAATGGTACTGTCACCTGAAATTACCTCCCCTAATACGTAACCCCACATTTGCCCCGTAACCAGCACTGAGCCGTTTGTAACACCCGCTATGGGAGCATAATATTGTATATTACCTACTACAACCGCTACCCCGTTTATCTCCCCACGGAACATTCCTGGTATGCTGCTCCAACCCGAAGCGTCTGCTATACCAAACGTACTACCCGATAACGCTCCCCAACCCATAAGGCTAGCAGTTACCTGAGCCGTAGTAAGTATCTGCCCGTTTAGGTCAGTCTTCCCGCCTAACGTCCCTCCTGCCAGCGCCATGCCGTTTGCGGACGAAAGCAAAATACCTTCTCCCCGTAACAAGCCTCCGGTGAGTGACACTCCTGAACTTGCCCCTACCACGTGGAAGGAGCCTGTGAGGATGCCTTGCAACAGAGCATCCCCGTCTGCTCGTCCTGATATTCGTACCCATCCTAGTATATCTCCAATTACCGTAGCCGTCCCGTTTGTAACACCCCGCAATACTCCATGACCATGAATAGAGGCAGAAACCGTTGCTAGACCATTCGTTACCCCGTATTGGGTATTTTTAACAGGAAGTCCGGTTACACTTGAAGTACCGTTCATTACGCCTGCAAGTACCCCGTGACCATGCATCAACCCCGTCACATTGGAAACGCCCTCCACCGTACCGCTCAGTCGGCCATCTGCTAACATTATGCCCGTAACGATGGCGGTGGAGGGTATGTTTCCCTGTAATGCCCCATAACCATTCAGCGTAGCTGAAACAGTGGCAATACCTGTAGTCGTTCCTTGTAATATTCCTTCAGCTGTAAGCCTTCCACTAACCGTAGCCACTCCATTTGTAACCCCCCGTAATACCCCTTTGGCAAGTATGGTACCGGATAATAGGGCAACCCCGTTGGTATGCCCTATTAGCATATGGTTAGTCAGTAATGCAATGGACGTCCCGTAGATAGATCCAAACAGTGAGCCGGCACTCAGCGGGACGATCGTACCTTTATTATTTGTGGAAGTACCGTAGACGGCTCCCGCAATCGCTCCCTTACCCACAAGAATACCGGAAACAAGGGCAACACCACTGCTGGAACCAGCCTGACTTCCTAAACCTATAAATGTACCTGATACGGTAGCTGACGTGGTGAATGCCCCTGTTAGCTGTCCAGTAGCCTGTAATATACCCGAAAGTAAGGCCACCCCATTCGCAGTACCTTGCAAAGCACTACCGCCTGTAAACGTACCTTTATTGTTATCACTCGTTCCGTTTGTTGCTCCCGCCAAAACCCCCTTGCCTGTAAGCGTAAGTTGGTTGTTATTGGAAGTACCGTTGGTTTGTCCTAATATGTGAACTAAAATAAAGGAAGCCTTGTTGTTCGCAGAAGTACCGTTTGTTGCACCCGATATACGGATGATGGTAAAAGAGGCTTTATTATTTGCACTTTGACCATTTGTTACTCCTGCAAGTTTTCCTTTACCTAACAGAGTACCCGCATTATTAGCACTTGTACCATTGGTAGTACCCGCTATATTCTCTGTTATTGATGCAGGGGCGAGAGTACCTTTATTATTTGTACTCGTACCATTGGTTGCTCCTGATATATGAATGATAACGAAAGAGGCTTTGTTATTAGCAGAAGTTCCGTTAGTTACCCCTGATATACGAACCTTGGTAAAAGACGCTTTGTTATTTAAGGAAGTTCCGTTAGTTTGTCCTGATATACGAACCTTAATAAAAGAGGCTTTATTATTAGCAGAGGTTCCGTTAGTCACCCCTGCAAGTACCCCTTCTGCCAATAATGTACCTACGTTATTAGCACTCACTCCATTGGTAGTACCTGATATATATTGAGTGGCTGAAGCTTCAGAAAGAGTGCCTGAAACGGTAGCCCCTCCTGCCCCTCCGAATGGATAAGCCTTACCACTACTTGAACCATAAAGCTCACTGATTTCTGTTGAAGTGATCTCTCTGTTCCAAGCCGCAATCTCGTCCATACGCCCTATAAACGTATCACCATAGGTGGCACAACGGGCAATAAGGAAGTTGGTTACGTTTGAAACAGGAGTATAATCACAGGTAGTTTCGTAAGGAGCACCGGCATTCTTGTATATCCTGATGCGGTCCTGAGCAACAGACCAGGTAATTACAATGTGTTGCCATGATCCGGTAGATACAGTAATTGTACTGCCAGAAGTAACTTGCAGGTTTGAAGCATCAGCAAGACCAACCCTTATGGTAGTTCCGTCCTTGATGTAAATCACATAACCATTCGTTGCAGAACCCATATCCATCTTGCTGATCAGCAAGTAATCCAATGTATTTAATGTGGTAGGATAAAGCCACATAGACAAAGAACCCTCTGAGGTAAGGGATGATAGATCATCCGTATTACCACAGTCAATATAGTCCGAGCCGTCAAAGGCGTAAGACGTTCCTAGTAAGCCCGATTGATTAGGAGTACCTCCTGAATTCGTACCATCATTGTCTCCTTTGGCGTCAAGTACGGAGCCTGACGTTTCGTCGAGTTTATAATAAGCCTTGAGATTGGTTTCCAAAGTTGAGGAGCCAATTCCTGTAACACCACTTATATACTCCGTGTTACCTGTAGTACTCAAATCCCCAACAATCAAGGCTTCGGCTTCTGTAACACTACCACTCAATACACCGTGCCCATGGATCGCTCCTACGTTATTTACACTTGTACCGTTCGTTGCTCCTGACATACGAGCATTACCAAATACAACATCCCTTGAAAGTTGAACCCACGGACAAAGGTCTGTTGTTAAGCCTGCAGTGAGAGCAAAATCTGAAGTAGCCGTTGGATCTCCTACCCTTAATGTCTGTGTATATGAAGTAGAAGGAGTAACCCCATGCAGACCTATCTCAACGATTATACGGTCACCTGCATATGAAGTAAAGTTTGATGCACCACCATTCCGTGCATCATGAATACGGGTAGTTGGGGTGGTTACTACCAATTCTGTACTTGTGGCATGGTATAAGCCAACCGTACCCCTTACCGTAGTACCGTCAGCACTAACCACCCTTATCGAATAAGCCAAATGGTCATCACACTGAGCGTTATTCTCGTATCCCCTTATGACCATCGAAACAGTATCAGAAGTAGTCCAGGAATAACCTGCCGCCATCAGCGGACTTTGGAACTGATACCACACCCATTGAACAGTCGTTGTTCCTCCCCACGTCAGCGTGGTATTAGTTAAAGCTGTATTGGATTTTGTTATAGCACAAGGCACCCTTACTGCACCATTGCTCCGCTCCCAGTTAGCGTCAAAAGCCAAAGACGCTAACGGAGCAGTTCCGCTTGATGGTAAGTATAGCCTTGTTGCCATTCTTTATTCCTTAATACTTCGTTAATCTCACCACAATGTTTGCTACCACGTTTATATTGAATCGCATTCCTTTTGTTTTT